ACGGTTCAGGTGTACGGGTTAGACGCGAACTATGACGAAGTAAACGTAACGGTTTCGTTAGCCGGGCAAAGCGCCGTTCAGTTGGGAGAGGCGTCTAATTGGATTCGGGTATTTCGCATGGTGGTGCGTTCAGCGGGAAGTTCGGGTGAAAATGTAGGCACTTTATACGTTGGGACAGAAGCGACACCCGCTTCGGGTGTTCCGGTGGCTAAGTATGCCTCCATAGCAATTGGTGATAATCAAACTTTGATGTGTGTTTGGACAGTGCCTAGAGGGTACACGGCGTATTTGCATCAAAAAGATGTTTCAGCGTCCTCTAGCTCGGGTAAATTTGCCATTTTTACTTTAGAGGGCCGTCCTTTTGGCGAAGTTATGCAAGTAAAAGACAGAGTTTTATTAGCCAATAATTCTACGGCGATTAGTTATTGGAACCCGATATCTTTTGCAGAAAAAACCGATATTGAAGTACGGGCGCAAGCAGACAGTATAGGCGGGACAATTACCGCTTCTGCTACGTTAGATATTACTTATATTTTGAATGGTACGGAATTAGATGGCTAGTACAAAGAACGTAAAAAGAACCCCTTCCGGTAGGCTAACCTACCGAGGGGAGACATTTGCCGGATACAACAAGCCTAAACGCACACCCAATGGCCCAAAAAAGTCAGCGGTGTTGGCTAAAAAAGGTGATGAGGTCAAGTTAGTCCGTTTTGGCGACCCTAACATGACGATAAAAAAGAACATTCCCGGACGTAGGTCTAACTTCCGCGCTAGGCACAATTGCGATACCGCCAAAGATAAATTTTCGGCAAGGTATTGGTCATGCAAAGCGTGGTAAGTGGAGGAATGATGGCTAAAACAGTACACGAGCTTGAAATTGAGTTCACGGAAATGCGTACAACTCAAAAGCATATTTACAGCAAAGTGGAAGAGTTGCATACCGACATGCGGGATGTCAAAAAAGCCTTGTTTCAAGCTAAGTGGGTTTTAGTTGGTGCGGTAGTTTTTGGTGGTTTAGTTAATAGCGACACACTTTTGCAGCTACTCAAAGGTTTAGGCTAGTGCCGATAACACGCGGACAAGAAACCAAGCAGGTGACTACAATGGCAAGAGGTCTGTACGACAACATAAATGCTCGTAAAAAAGCAGGGACTTCCCGCTCTAAAAGCGAGTCAACTATTTCTCCGGCAGCATACAAGAACATGCAAGAGGGTTTTCCTATGAAAGATCGTAAAAAGAAAATGGGTGGTGGTTCAATGATGGAGTCCCCCCGCAAAGCTATGGCAATGGGAGGCTACGGTGAATCTACTAAGCGTAAAAAAATGCGCTACGGTGGCGATTCTGGTAGCAAAATGGTCAAAGGGCCATGCTCATAAGGAATAAATGATGGCTGTATCTGGTTCAAAAGATTTTGAGCTTGACGTTGCCGAATACGTTGAGGAGGCCTTCGAGCGTTGTGGGATAGAAGCCCGTACCGGCTACGACCTAAAAACCGCTCGGCGGTCTCTCAATTTGATGTTGGCAGACTGGGCAAATAGAGGACTTAATCGGTGGACGATTGAGCAGACTTCGGTGAGCTTAGTTCAAGGGACAGCCGCGTATAGTCTAGGTACGGACACAATAGACATTTTGTCTGCTGTGGTGCGTACTAACGCAGGCGAAAGCAACCAACAAGATATTAGTATATCGCGGGTGAGTAGGCAGGAGTTTTTGAACATCCCTACCAAAAACACGCAAGCGAGGCCGACTGAGTTTTATGTCGACAGACAGATAAACCCTAATGTGAATGTATGGCCTACACCAGACCAAGCGTATACTCTGGTGTTTGATAGGTTAGTTCGTATAGACGATGCAGATACTCAACAGAATACATTAGAAATGCCTTTCAGGTTTTACCCCTGTTTGGCGGCGGGTTTGGCCTACTATATTAGTTTAAAAAGAGCACCCGACCGCACCCAGTTTTTAAAAGCTATTTACGAAGAAGAGTTTGAAAGAGCGGCAAGTGAAGACCGCGACCGAGCTAATTTAAAGCTCACACCGAATAAAGATTATTACGGGGTGTACTAATGACGTATGCCATTGGGATACAGTCCTTAGCTATTTGCGACCGATGTGGGCAGCAATACCCTTATTTAAGTATGCAGGTGGAGTGGACAGGGTTTAAGGTTTGTCAAGAGTGTTTTGAGCCAAAACACCCTCAGCTAGAACCGATCACTAAACCGGCTGACCCACAAGCGTTGCATAATCCTAGAACAGATAGGGTGGAGCCTTACAATGTGTATGTGGGTATTCCCGTTGTGGAAAATGAGTCGCTCGGCCCTGTTACCGGTGTCGGGTGTGTTGGTTGGGTAACGGTGGTTACGTCATGAGTTTTACTTACGGTGAGTTAAAGCAAGCGATACAAGACTATACCCAAAACACGGAGACTAGTTTTGTCAACAACCTGCCTATATTTATACGGGCAGCGGAGGAGCGCATACTTAAAAACGTGCAGCTTACGTTTTTCCGCAAGAATGCTACCGCGAACACTTCAGCGAGCAACCAGTATCTTGGTTGCCCGAACGACTTTTTAGCACCGTTTTCGTTGTCCTATACAGACAGCAATGGTAACAAAGTGTTTTTGGACTATAAAGATGTAAACTATGTTCAAGAATATAACCCTGATGCTACAGCCACGGGTGAACCTAAGTATTATGCGTTGTTTAACACAGACTATTTTATTGTTAGCCCAACCCCTAGTGATACTTTTACTGTGGAGCTGCATTATTTTTACCGCCCTAACAGCCTTACTTCTGGTGCAGATAGTGCATCTACTTGGCTCAGTGAAAACGCGGAGTTGGCAATGTTGTATGGGTCTCTCATCGAAGCGTACACTTATATGAAAGGTGAGCCAGATCTTATGCAGAACTATGACAAACGGTTTATGGAAGCCGTGGTCGCACTCAAGAACTTCGGAGAGGCGAAGGAAATCACTGACGCTTACCGCACCGGACTAGTTAGGAGACCTGCCGTATCTTAACAATACGGGAAAATTAAATAGCGTTTATTAAGAGGAAACACAAATGGCTATTACACAAGCGATGGCAACATCATTCAAAGTTGGTGTTCTTGACGGAACATTCGACTTCAGCAGCGGTACAGCACAGACGTTCAAGATCGCTCTGTTCACTTCAGCGGCTACACTGGATGCGACTACTACTGCATACAGCGTAACTAACGAAGTCTCAGGCACAGGCTACACTGCGGGCGGAAACACGCTGACTATCTCAGCGAACCCTGCTTCAAGTGGCACCACAGCGTTCTTAGACTTTGCGGACACTACATGGTCTTCAGCGACTATTACTGCTCGTGGCGCTTTGATCTACTTGGCTGACGGCGGCACTAACCCTGCTGTTGCGGTTCTGGATTTTGGCTCAGACAAAACTTCAACTGCGGGTGACTTTACTATTGTCTTCCCTGCTGCTGATGCGAGCAACGCTATTATCCGTATTGCCTAAACCTCGAGACCCTAGTTATGGTGACGTTAGTAAATAGAGCTAAAATGTCCACCGCTACGACGGGGACAGGGACAGTTACGCTTGGCTCTGCGATAGCAGGGTTTCAGACTTTTGCAGATGCTGGGGTAGCAAACGCCGAGACTGTCCGGTACACCATAGAAGACGGCACTGCGTGGGAAATAGGCACGGGCACTTATACGGCGTCGGGTACGACGCTTTCCCGTACGCTTGATGAAAGTAGCACGGGGTCTTTGCTTAACCTCTCTGGTAACGCGACTATTTTTGTCACTGCTGCCGCAGAAGACCTGCAAAGCGATACAGCCAATACTGCCTCTACACTAGTCGCTAGGGATGCCTCTGGTAACTTTAGTGCGGGGGCTATTACAGGTACTAGCTTTGTTTCCTCTGGAGACATGACCTTTGGCGATAACGACAAGGCTACGTTTGGTGCGGGTAATGATCTACAGATTTATCACAATGGCACTAGAAATATTATTGAATCCGAATTGCCAAATGAGATGTGGATTCAAGCAGATCAACTCGCCATAAAAAATGGGGCAGGTACTGAGTATTTAGCATATTTTGATGGGGATGGTAGGGCTGAATTTTACTATGACAACGCAGTCAAACTCGCCACAACCGCCACAGGCATAGACGTTACTGGCACAGCAACTGCCACAACATTCTCTGGTGCGTTGTCTGGTAACGCTACGACTGCAACCACTCTAGCTACAGGCAGGACAATCAGCTTAACGGGTGATGTCACAGGCACTTCGGGTAGTTTTGATGGCAGCGGTAACGTAAGCATTGCCGCAACCATAGCTGCTAACTCTGTTGCTTTGGGTACAGACACCACTGGTAACTACGTTGCGACTATTGCAACTGGTGCGGGCCTAGACGGAAGCGCTTCAAGCGAGGGGGCAACCCCAACTATTACTCTGAACCTGAACGAGCTAACAACCTCCACCACCAATGGAGACGGCGATTATTTTGTAGTTGTCGATACAGGCGGTGTACAGAGGAAGCTAACCAAAGCCAATATAGACCTGACAGGGTTTAACAACGATGCGGGGTGGACCTCTAACGTAGGCGACATCACGGGCGTAACAGCAGGCAGCTATCTAACCGGTGGTGGAACCTCTGGTACAGTCACACTAAACGTCGATGCCACCACTACAGCAACAGCAAGTAAGGTCGTCGCTCGTGACGGAAGCGGTTACGTTTTTGCAACTTACTACAATTCTACCGGGACATTCTCTACTACTGGCCTTACTTCTGGTATGGCTAGGTTTACGGGAACTAACGGCTCAGATACCTACGGGCGTTCTTATACAGCTCAAGCTGCCGCGACCCTGTTGTCTGGTTCTACAATGAACATTGCGGGTAACGCTACTACGGCAACCACAGCGACAAACCAATCCGGCGGCACCGTTTCTGCAACGACAGGCACTTTTAGCACTTCAGCCACCATTGACGGTATTCTTTTACGAGACAGCACAAACCGCTCCGGTTTGCTTGAGGTGTCATCTGGAGGTGCTTGGGAAGGTTTTTCTATCGCTCCAACGGGCACTTCTCACTGGTCAATCATGGGTGACCAAGATGACTTTGGTTTCTATGATGATATAAATAACGAATGGATACTTCAGTACAACGAAAACAGCTCTCTTCAGCTATATGCTAATGGAAGCAACACGGTTACGGTTACCACATCGGGATTAACCGTTTCAGGCACAGCCACCGCTACAACATTCTCCGGCGCCCTATCTGGTAACGCTACAACTGCAACTACACTCCAAACAGCCCGTACAATCAACGGCGTTTCGTTCAACGGTAGCGCGAATATTACTTTGCCGACTGTTAATACTTCTGGCGACCAAACTGTCGATGGCGTTAAAACTTTTTCTAGTCTTATAGCAACAAACCCAACAGTAAATTCTGAAAATACCTCTACCGACGGCTCTGTAATGCGGTGGAGGTACTCAACATCTGACGCTTATCAGTTAAGATTAAAGCAAACTGTAACTACTGGGGTAGTAAGGTGGAACTTTAGCCAAACCAACAATAGCGTTGATTATAATGATGTGTTGGTATTAGATCGTGGGAATGTCGGTATCGGCACTACGGCCCCGTCGCAAAAATTAAATGTAGTAGGAAACGCAGAGGTTACAGGAAGTATTTACGTCGCAGACAATATTTATCACTCAGGCGACACAGACACATATTTAGCTTTTGGTACAAATACCATTACCCTTGCTACTGGCGGCAGCTCCGAGATAACCGTCAATACCACTGGTGTGCGTCTAGGTGATACAGGCAACGGATACTTCCAACCTGTCTCGGGTACCTACGGCTCTGTACAGATTGACGGCGGTGCTCACGGTGGTTATGAAGGCTACAGCATCGGCGGACGCGCTGTGTTCATGCACGATAACGGGTCCAATATGGGCCTTTACGACGATGTTAATAATCACTGGGCGCTTAGACACACTTTCAATGGCGCAACAGACTTATATTACGACGGCGCGGCAAAGATATCCACGACAAGCACAGGCGCTAGTGTTACTGGTAGTTTAACTATTGGAGGCCAACTTGCAGTTACCGGCCCTCAAGTTATTACAGCTAATACAACAGCAGTATCGGGCGACTTCTTAACAGTAAAAACAGCAGGGATTACGATTACACTACCTGCCTCTCCCGCTGTTGGGGCTTTTGTAATCGTCAAAGACGGTACGGGCGCAGCCGCAACAAGCTCATTTACCGTTGCTAGGAATGGTTCAAACATAGCAAGCTCTGCAACCGACCTTACTTTTGATGTAAATTTCGGGCAAATAACATTGACCTACGTAGACGCCACCATAGGTTGGAGTGTGTAAGGGAGGAGCGTCATGCTAGGTTTTTACCCTTTAGCTTCGGCTCCCATAGCAGATGATGCAAATGTCTCTGTTAGCATAAGCGTATCCGGCGTTCAGGCTACGGGGCAACTTGGTACTGCTGCGGTTTATGCAGAGGCCATAGTATCTCCAACAGGGGTACAAGGCACCGGTGTTATTGGTAGTCTTGCAGTCGAAGCCGACGCCAATGTTTTAGTTACAGGCGTTGCAGCCACAGGTAATACCGGCTCAGTCACCGTTGATCTACGTACCAGAGCGGACGTAACAGGCGTAGAAGGCACTGGAGAGATAGGCACCCCTGTTGTTAACGCCGCTGCCATAGTTGATGTTACGGGCGTAGATGCCACCACAATACTTGGCAACATCGCGGTAGAAGCCGATGGAGCAGTTGAAGTCATTGGTAATGCCGCCACTGGCGAGATGGGTACCGTCGCTGTAATAGGCGAAGCAGTTGTTGCCATTACGGGGGTTCAAGGTACTACAGCACTAGGCACAGCCGCAGTAGAAGCAGATGCGATTGTTGCGGTTACAGGTGTAGAAGCTACTGGCGCTATTGGCACTGTTGCGGTAGAAGCCGGTGCCGATGTAGATGCTGAGGGCTTAGAAGCCACGGGCGCAGTAGGATCGGTTGAAGTAACCGGCGTAGCCATTGTTGCCGTTACTGGAGTGGTGGGAACCACGGCCCTTGGTGAAGAAACCGTCACTGCCGGAGCAACAGTTAGCGCTACAGGCGTAGAAGCCACGGGCGAGCTAGGCACGGTAACCCAGATAACCAACAACATTATCGACGTTACAGGTCTACAGGCAACTGCTCAACTAGGCACGGCGACAGCAGAAGCGGATGCCAACGTCAATGTTACGGGTGTTCAAGGCACCACAGCATTAGGTGAAACCACCGAAACAGGTACAGCCACAGTGTACGCTATTGGCGTACAGGGCACAGGTAGAGTTGGGAATGTATTGGTTTGGGGCGAAATAGTACCGAATCAAAACGCAGGCTGGGTAGACGTAGACGATAGTCAAACACCAAATTGGGCGGAAATAGCAGCATGAAAATAGTAAACGAAGCAACAGATTTAGGCGCAGCAATCGACCCCAAGCATGAAGTTGAGCTTTTATGCAGTAACTGTGGGTATGATCTTGATGAAGCTGAAATAACAGCAGACACTTGTTCAGATTGCGGCGAAGCACTAAACTTACGTCAGAATACAAAGATTTACGCGACAAGCGTACCGCCTGCGGGTGGCAGCACATTAGTATAACTGGAGTGCCCCGATGGCTACTTATGATAATGATCTTAGACTAAAAGAGATCGCAACAGGCGACGAGTCGGGTACTTGGGGCACTAGCACCAACACCAACTTAGGGTTGATTTCTGATGCTTTTGGCTACGGCACAAAAGCGATGGCTGCTGACTCAGATGAGACGTTCACTATTCCTGATTTCAGTGCTGATCCTACCAGAGGAATGTTTTTAAAAATAACTTCGGGGGTTAGTTTAACGGCTACAAGAGTGATTACTCTCGGACCGAATACTGTTAGTAAAATATGGATTATAGACAACGCTACTACCGGTGGTCAAACCATTACGATCAAACAGGGGGCAGGCGCTACGGTAAACGTACCAAACGGCTCTAAAGTAATGGTCGTCACAGACGGTGCGGGCGCAGGCGCTGCGGTACTTAACGCTAACCCAACAGAAATTGGTGGTACGGTAACAAGTGTTGGCGGTACAGGTACGGTAAACGGCATAACCCTGACCGGTACGGTAACAAGTTCAGGAAACCTTACACTTGGCGGTACACTGGTTAACGTCGACCTTACCTCTCAGGTTACGGGTACCCTTCCTATTGCCAACGGAGGTACCGGCACCACCTCAACTACGTTCGCAAATCTCACAACAAACGTAACTGGCACTCTTCCTATTGCCAACGGAGGTACCGGCACCACCTCAACTACGTTCGCAAATCTCACAACAAACGTAACTGGCACTCTTCCTATTGCCAACGGCGGCACTAATGCAACTACGGCAGCCGGAGCGCGAACAACTCTAGGCGCAGCGGCATACCCCATACAGAAAGGCACTAACTACACAGCGGTTTCTGGGGACGTTATAATAGTCACGGCGGGTAGCATTACTATTACCTTACCCGCTACACCAAGCGCAGGTGACACTGTAGGGATAAAAGATGGTACAGGTGCGGCAGCTACGACATCTTTTACTATAGCAAGGAACGGCTCTAATATTGCTAGTTCTGCTACAGATTTAACTTTTGATGTTAACTTTGGTGAGATCACCATGAGTTACATAGATGCTAGTATTGGATGGAGTGTATAAATGAGTAATTTAAGCGAGTTAATAGGTGGCGGTGGCGGTGGTGGAACAATAGAAGCCACAGCATCTGGAGCATTAGCAAATGGTGATTTAGTTTCCTTAAATAGCGATGGAACTGTTAGTGTTGTTGCGGGAAACGCCACTTACGCAGTAACTAGCGGGCCAACTATTTCTTCTACATTTTTAGAAGGAAACAATATTTATGCGGCTGCTTATGACCCAGTTCAAGGTAAGGTCGTTCTAATATACAACAGCGTAAACAGCTCAAGATACGGCACGGCTATTGTAGGCACAATCTCAGGAACAACTTTGACCTTTGGAACTCCTGTGACATTTTGGAGTACTTCAACCTTTCAGCTTCAAAACATAGTTTATGAGCCAAGCTCTGGAAAAATGGTTGTTATTGGTTACACCGGATCAGGACAAGGAACAGCTATCATAGGCACTGTATCTGGGACTAGTATTAGTTTTGGTACTTCGGCTAATTTTATATCTTCTGGTCTGGATTTTGGCTCTTATGCGCCTGCCCTCTGCTTAACTGGGACTAGTAATCAATTTTTAGTGGCTTGGAAAAGCGGAGGTTACGGACGAGCGCGGGTAGGCACTATTTCTGGAACAAGTATCAGCTATGGAACTGAGGCTGTATTTTATACCGGCGGTATTGCCTACGCAGACGCCCATTATAATTCGGCTGAAGATAAAGTTATGGTAGTTTATAGAGATGAGGAAAATTCATCTTACGGTACAGCTAGTGTATTGAGTATTTCTGGTACAACTATTACTTACGGCGCAAGAACTGTCTTTAATAGCGCTACTACGACCGGCTCTAAAGTTATGTACCATCCTCCTTCTGGGAAAATGTTAATTGCTTATGGTTATAATGCAGTAGTAGCAAAAGCCGCAACAATATCTGGGACAAGCGCAACTTATGGTTCTGCGACTACAGTGTATAGTAGCACTCCTTATTATCTTACAAAAAATCAAGGTGGGTTCGTAGGGGGTGGTTGTTATTTTACTTATGCAGGTTCGGGTTTTGATGGATATATATCTAAACTTGGTATAGAGGGAACCACTGTAGTCGAGCTAGAGCCAGAGTATGAGTTTGAAACTACAGACTTTACTCTTGGGTGCATGGCTTACGACACAGGAAATAATAAAATAGCCACTTTCCGTTACGGAAACCCATCTCAAACTAAGGTTGTTACTCCTGTTTTTACAACCGCAGATAAATTTATAGGTATATCTGATGGCGCTTACTCTGATGGAGCAACTGCTACTATTCAAGTCGTTGGTTCTGTAGACGACGCTCAGTCTGGGCTATCTGCGGCAACAGCTTACTATGTAACACCTGATGGAGAATTAAGCGCGTCTGCGGGCGATCCTGTGGTTTATGCGGGTATAGCTTTATCGTCAACAGAAATTCTTATCAAAGGATAAAACATGAAAACTATAGTATGCGAAGAAAACTGCTCCAAGTACTTGTTTGCTGACGATAAACAAGTCAACGTAAAAGACGACTGCATTGAAGTAGGCGATCCTGCTAACTTGGACTTTATTATTGGCGACCTAAACTCTGGCAACGCCACTCTTATCGAAGGCGTAACTGAGCCAGACGATTGGTACGGTTGTAAATACAACTATGTCAACGGCGCTTGGGAACTTTGCCCTGATTGGATTGATCCACGTTTGGAACAGCCTGCGGCCTAAGAGTATGACAAGTGACGCATCTATTTTTGTTATATGTACTGGTCAACGGCCAGATACAGTCTTCGGACATGTATTTCTATGACATCAATAGGTGCAATTACTTTGCTACAGCTATTGTTAAGGGGAAAGTAGAACGGACACTTAATTACGAGCCGAGAGGCGTGGCCCTTGCAGCTTATTGTTTACCACGAAGGGCAGACCCCGAAGCAGTGAGGCCGTACTAATGGACCCCATAACGATAAGTGCCTGTATAGCAGGAGCGACAAGAGCGTACAACCTCGTTGCCAAGGCAGTAAATGCCGGACGTGAGATAGAGGATACCGCTCAGTATATAGGTAGGTTTTTTGATTCTAAGGAAAAAATCCTAGAGATAGAGAAAGAAAACCAATACGGCCCTAAGTTCCTGCGAGGCTCGTCGGTAGAGGCCCAAGCCTTAGAAATACAGATGGCAAAGCACAAGACGCAGCAGATGGAAACTCAGCTCAGAGAAATCATCGTATTGTATGGGCCGGGAGAAGCCTTCTACAGCGAGATGATGAAGACACGGCGCACCATACGCGCACAACGCCTCGCTGCTGCTGAAGCACGGGCTAGGCAAAAACGGTTTATTATCGACGGTACCTTGATCCTCTTAATGACTGGAGCGACAATGGGTATAGTTTTTTGGATGATAAACTTAGTCGTAGGATAGTTGGTATTGATTCCTTGTATGCTATTATAAAACGACTATTTTTCTGGTGGGTTTGCCATGCCATTGACCAAATTGCAATTCCGTCCTGGAATCAACAGAGATGTGACTTCTTACGCTAACGAAGGCGGTTGGTTCGACAGCGATAAGATACGCTTTAGGCTTGGCTTTCCAGAAAAAATTGGCGGTTGGGTTAGGTCTTCTGTTTACAGCTTCTTAGGTGTTTGCCGCACTATCCACACTTGGATAGACTTAAACGGCACAAAACTCACTGGTGTGGGTACTCGCGTTAAATACTATATAGAGCAAGGTGGCTTTTACTGGGATATTACACCTATTAGGGCGACAACCCCAGCAGGGGAAGTGACTTTTGCAGCGGTAGACGGATCGGCTACTATTACAGTAACTGATGTAAGCCACAACGCAGCTACGGGAGACTTTGTTACCTTTAGTGGGGCGGTTAGTTTAGGTGGCGTCATTACAGCAGATGTTCTTAACCAAGAGTACCAGCTTACCGTAATAGACGGCAACAGTTATACAATCGTTGCTCGAGCAGCCGCTACAAGCATAGCTAGCATTACAATAGATGGTGCTTTGGTTTTTACCCCGTTAGCGGCTAATGCTTCCGATACTGGTAACGGAGGGGCTAGTGTAGTTGGCGCGTATCAACTCAACGTCGGCCTTGGTACTGTAGTAGCGGGCACGGGTTGGGGTGCTGGCTTATGGGGGGATGGTGGTTGGGGTGAACTAAGTCCTTTTACTACTACAAATATTTTGCGCATTTGGGGTGAAGACAATTACGGCGAAGACTTATTGTTCAACATCCGTGATGGCGGTATTTTTTATTGGGATACCAGCGCCGACACACTAGGTACCGACCGTGCAACCGCCCTTGCTGACATCCCAGGAGCAGATGCAACTACCCCTACTATAGCTAAACAGGTATTAGTCAGCGATACCGACCGCCATGTTCTCGTGTTTGGGTGCGACCCATTAGATGCAATAGGCACCCAAGACCCTTTGCTTATACGGTTTAGTAGCCAAGAGTCTATTACCGATTGGACGCCAACACCCACCAACACCGCAGGTGATTTGAGGGTAGGAGCGGGATCTGAGATTATTTGCGCGGTAGAAACTCGTCAACAAACTTTGGTTTTTACCGACACGTCTGTCCATAGTTTGCAATATCTTGGGCCGCCGTTTACTTTTGGTTTGGACCAGATATCCGAGAATACCACCATCATCAGCCCAATGGCAGCCGTAGCCATAGACGATAACGTGTTCTGGATGGGCGAAGGTGATTTTTACGTCTACACAGGACAAGTGCAAAAGCTACCTTGTACCGTGCGCTCCTATGTTTTTAACGATATAAACAACAGTGCGCTTGAGGTGTGTAATGCCGCAGCCAATACGTCGTTCTCGGAAGTGTGGTGGTTTTACCCATCTGCGAGTTCGGAAGAGTGCGACCGTTACGTTATGTACAATTACATAGAGCAGTCTTGGGCGTATGGGCAGTTAGCGCGTACCGCGTGGCAGGACAAAGGTATTAACATTAATCCTATAGCAGCAGGCACCGATGGTTACCTGTATTTACACGAGTCTGGCGTAAACGACGGTAGCACTAACCCACCTAGTCCAATAACTAGCTACGTTTTGAGTAGCCAATTGAGTTTAGGCCAAGGGGAAGAGTTTGTATTCCTTAGCAAAATAATACCCGACCTGACGTTTGATGCTTCTACAGTGGATGACCCAAGCGCAGATTTTATTTTGGAAGTGCGTAATTTCCCAGGAGGGGCGTACTTGCAATCCGACACGTCCAACGTGGTTCAAACTTCTACCACACCGGTAGAGCAGTTTACCGACCAAGCGTTTGTGCGGTTGCGGGGCAGGTCTTTTGCACTCAAGGTAGAATCTTCTACTGCGGGGACGCAGTGGCGGTTAGGTACTCCAAGGGTAGAAGTCCGGCCGGATGGGGCTAGATAATGTCGTCCAGAGGGTTAAACAGACCGTTCTTCCCACGGGCACCTAGCCAATATGAGCAAGCCCACCAAGCTGAGATACAACGGGCGTTTGAGTTGTTCCTTAAACAAGTGCAGAATCCTGGAGATGCGCGGCACACTACCCTTGCTCTCACCAATCTGCAGGAGGGGGATAACGGGTTAGCTCCCGGAGATTTGTTTGAGTACAACGGGTTTGTTAAAATCACAAAAGAAAACAAACCTAACCCACTTGGTGTGCAAGCTACTGGATTTGTAGGTACTGTAACAGTAATACTTACCTAAGATGTTTGTTGCTGCCAGTGATGGCATAGCGTATTATTGAGGTATGCGTCAACTCAGGAATTAACGCACCCTGCATATATTGATTCTATTCGAGGAACCGAACATATGCAGGGTCTCGCTAGTTTAGGGTACGAGGTTATAGACCAACCCGTACTTGATCAAACACAAGGTTTGCCGCAGTTCCAAAACGCAGCAGAGATGCTTGCCGATTTTGGTCGTAACGGCGACACCTACATAGTCCATGCAGCGGAAGGCGAAACCGTCATCCCTATGGAAGTGTTGGATTCCAACCCCCGCCTAAAGTCTATGCTTTTTGCTCAGATGCAAGACATGGGCATCGAGCCTGAGCGTTACATTGTAGGTAACGAGCTAAACTCTATCAATCCGCAGACAGGCCAACCCGAGTTCTTTTTGAAGAAGCTCTTCAAAGGCCTCAAAAAAGTGGTTAAAAAGCTCGCGCCGATTGTGCTACCTATCGTTGCTCCATTCTTGTTACCGGCTATGCCTATGGCTTTTGCTACAGGGTTAGGTAGTCTGGCGGGCGGTTTGGCAAGTGGTAGAAACTTAAAAGACTCTTTGAAAGGCGCGTTAATCGCGGGTGGTATTGCCGGTTTAGGTAATATGGCGTTTAGGGATGGCAGCTTCTTTGGTAGTAAAGCAGCACCCACAGGCCAGTTAGGTGACGTAACGGCAAAGCAAGCGTTCTCTTTGGATAACCCCTTTACCGCCGCAACACCAGATGCCGTAGGCGCAGCCCAAGCAGCCGAAGCAGCAAGATTATTGCCCCAAGGTGCAGCCGTACCAACGCCCGCAGGAGTAACCGAGGGTATTACACGCACCACTGACCTTGGCACATTCGGCGATAGCGCATTTACTGCTACCCCACAAGTGGATACCGTAGCCCAACTAGAGGCGTTGAACCGAGGGGTGTCCGTAGGTGACCTTGGCGGTCGTACGGCAGCTAGCCTAACAGAGACAACCCGTCCTAGCCTAGGCCAAGCACTCAAGCAGACGTTTACTCCAGGAGACCAGTACGGCCCCAAGGATTTCTACAGCGATTACCTAAGCCCAAGCCGTGCGAGTATACAACCGGATACGGCACAGGTTTCTGCACAGGCGGCGCAAGATGCAGCAAAGTCTATAGCGGAAACTAACGCAGCCCTGACCAGCCAAGGCTTACCTGCTTTGACCGATGCAGCAACCCAGTCCATTGTAGACACCACTATGAAGTCCGCTTTGGCTAAAGCCACTCCCGGATTTTTGCAAAAGTATGGTCCTCTGGCGGCTACCGCAGTGGGCACCGCAGCAGCTAGCGATTCATTGCTAGGTACGAACTTCTTCAGGGAGCAGGAAGCCCAGATACCAGGATTAATCACAGGTGAAACCGGTCGCGATTATTTAGAGCGCGACCCTGCCCGTTACGGTTTTGACTCTGCGCAGTTCTTCGGCGGTAACCCTTATTACCAAGCGTTAGCTAACCCGCAGCAGCAAGCGGATACAGGTAGGGTTTATCAGTCAGCAGCACAGCCTGTGTACACGGCGAGTAATTTTGTTAATCCTTACTTAGCTCCGGCAAGTCAAGCGGTGATGGGTTACCGCCAAGGTGGTGAGATAGTTGGTCCAGGAACCGGAACAAGTGATTCAATACCCGCGCTCTTAAGCGATGGCGAGTTTGTTGTTACGCGCAGGGCAGTAGAAAACTTAGGTGGGGGTGACCGCAAAGTCGGTGCCCGTAAGATGTACGACTTCATGCGTACCCTCGAAAACGGAAGAAGCTAATGGCTACAGAATTCCAAGAGATTATAACCCGCGAAGCTCCGGACATTGAGGCTTATAAACTTGGCCTTATGGATTTGGCTAAACAGCTAACCTCCGTAGAGCCACAAGGCGGTCTGCCCGCTTACCAAGTAGCAGGTATGACACCTGCCCAACTGCAAGCCCAACAGTTAGGTATGACCGGCGTAGGTGCATTTGCTCCTTTGTTAGGGCAGGCGGGGCAGTCTATCCAACAAGGTTTAGGTACGTTAGGTTCTGCCAGAAACGTCTACGACACGGCTATGCGTGTCGGTGGGCAGGCTCTAACAGGGTATAGCCCCTTCCAAGATATGGCTACCCAAGGCACTAATGCAGCCATGCAAGCCGCGATGGCTGCTCAAGCTCCTGCACAGGCCGCAGTACAGCAATCCCAAGTTGACCTTGCCGCAGCCATGCAGCG